ACAGGCTGTAAATTTTGAGCATTAGTATAATTTGATGAAAGATAGTATTTTACACCTGCTATCAAGGCAGGTTTTATAATTTCTTCTATATTAGAACCAACAAGTGATACATCAGGAATAATTGAACCTATTGCATAGGCTTTGATTGGTTCTTTACTAAATGTTCCCCTGTATTCATATATTAATTCATTTATATAATCAAATAAATCAAAGATACTAACTCCATCATTATTAACAACATCGGTTATATCAATTAGTCGATTATTTTCTGGAGCATTTTCTGTAGTTTTTTCAACCTTAATTTCTATGCTGTCTTTTTTATTTAAAGCCTCAAGCAAATCATCAAGTGTTGGTTCTACCATATCTAAAGATACTAATTCTGTTCTTTCTTTTAAATTAAATTCATAGATAGATTTAAAATCATACATTGTTAAACCATCAAGAATTTCAAAACCAATAACAGTTTTAAAGATTCTTGTTTTGAACGCTATCTCTTTTATAACATCGTTTAATATTGTAGTTAAGTCTGCTTCCTCTATTCCATAGTCTCTCACATAGACTTTGTATTTATTTACGTCTATTGCCACTTTTAGCCTTTGTCGGTTTTGTGAATTATATCATAAAAAAAATATTTAAAACAAATAGGGGTTTGTAAAGCTCTCATCAACAATTCCTTCATTATCCGAATAGTTTATTGGTTCTGCATAAATCATATCTATGAGTGTTAATTGAGCTAACGAATCTATTAAATCATCATGTTTAGCTAGTATAGAATCATTTGTAATCAAGCTCATTTCATGTTTCAGTTCATCAACAAACTCTTTCATATGTGTCTTTGGTAACCATAATCTGCCCATCTCTACAACAGGTTGAAGAGCTTTGAATACTGCTAACTTTGCTTTGGTTCTGTTTACCATTTGAAGATTGAAGAATTTACCTCTTTTGACCATCTCGTTTTGAATAAATGTTTTCATAGATAATTGAAAAGCAACTTTTTCAAGAACCACTGCGTATGGATTCCATCTTGCAACTAAAGTAAATATCCTGTCTATTGTTTCGTCAGGTTTAATTCTTCCAAAGAATCCATCTACCAAGAACCAGTTGTTGTTCTCATCTATTCCTACAACACTGATAGCAGTATAGTCTGCATAAGATTTTTCAGATACTGCTAAATCAACAGATATATAGTAAGTTAGAGAACCAAGTTTATCTTTTAAATCATCGATTTTGTAGTAGTTAATATTCTCCATATTAAACAATAAATCGTCTTTAGGGGTAACCTGAAGCATATATTCTTGATAGAAAGAGGTTTCTTTACCTTGATCTTTTAAATCTTCATAAATCTCCCTGACATACTTAGGCGTAAATCTGTCAGACCAAGAAGTTATAAGTTTATTCCAATCTTCTGGTGGAAAATCCTCTGCAACAGGTAAAACTATAGTCTTCCAGCTTTTACTTCTTACTAAATCAAGCAACAAAGAATCTTCATGTATTGGAGTTCCAATAAAAATAAACTCATACTTGTTGGGATTTATAGCAGGTCTTACTACGTTATTAAACCAGTTTTTCAGCTTGGTTCTTGATTCTTTAGTAGAATGCTTCTCATCATTTTCAATATCGTCAAGAATTACAATATTAGGACGCTTATTAGCTATATTAGTTCCTCTTAAACTCTGTCCAGAGCCACGTCCTTTGAGATAGAACATTTTTTGAAGTTCTTTATGCCAGATATAAATAGTAGGGTCATCTCCTAATCTCTTCTTTCTAATCTCAAGAACCTTATTTAATTCACTTTGTTCAATAAGAGCCAATAAGGTCTCAAAAGTAGATTCTACCATTGCTACACTGTCCTGAATAACAAGAATATAATCAAACTCTCCAAAATTTGGTTTTTTCCCAAGATAGAGCCAACGAAGTATATTGTATTTAGTAAGAGCAGATTTTCCTAAACCCCTGTGACACATGATTACTTTATGTTTATCCTTTGACAGAAGATGGTCTACCAATTGAAAATGTGCTTCAGCACTTCTATTTTCTTCTTTAAAAAAAGAATTGAACCATACAAAAAACTTTAATGTTTCTTTATGCTTTGGTATGTATGGTTCATCATATCTTTTTCTTTCTATTATCATTATTTCTCCTAATCTGTCTTACTCTCCCTCGTTGGTTCTTTTGCAATTATGTATTTTTATGATGCAACACCTTCAAACTCAGGGAATTCTTTTGTAAGTTCATCTATATTGATACTATCAACATTCTTAACATTTATTCTATCCTGTAATTCATACATTTTAATATCCATCTGTTTTATCCATTTCTGAATAGCAACAGCTTCATCATAAAAAGGATTCTTTTCAAGAATGCCTTTTGTTGCCCATATAGCTACATCACCTCTATCATCATAGTCATATTCTTTTAATATTTTTCTTACTTTTTGTGAAGCAATGTCTTCAATCTGTCTTCTTTTTTCTTTTACTTCGTATTCTTTAATCTTTTCTAAAATTAATTTCTCATCAGGCATATCTCTCTCATCTAACCATTTAAACTCTCCATCAATTATCACAAATTTAGGTTTATCTATTAGTTCAGCTAAAGCATCTGCTAAATATTTGCTTTTAATCATTTTATACCTCCTATGATTTTTAATGCAATATATGGATGGGTATCATTTCCTCTGACGTCTAAAGTCAATGTTCCATCATCATTCAGCCAAGCTATAAACTCTGTCCAATAACCATAATGACCTATTTTTAATTTTCCACCGCCCTGATTGTCACCCATATGCGTTACAGGTGAGCTATAACCAGTTGGAGCTTTTATAGGATATCCTTTATTACCCCAAGTATTAACTGCACTAGCACCTTTTCCTATGGTAACATTGAAGTGGTCATCCAAGTCTCCATTTGCACTCATATAAATACTACCAAAGACTGCTCTGTATTCTCCAGCTTCTAATCCTAAATCTACTTTAACTGTAACATTACTTCCTGCTTGTAAGGTTTTATAGATATTTAAAGGCTCAATAGATGCAATATTGTCTATTTTTTCATCCACCTCGTCTTTAGTGTAAACATTGCTAATATCTGCTTTAACACTTAATTTTTCATCTACTTTATCTCTTGTATAAACATCGTCAATATCTGCTTTAGTGATTAATTTCTTGTTAATATAGCTTTCACTACAAATATCGTCAAACTCAATTTTTGGAGTTCCGTCTTCAAGATAGATTCCCTTACTGTTTATTTGTATTCCCATTTTATTCTCCTATTAGATATAGATTAGCATTCTTGCCAAGTGTTATTGTATCAATTTCTACAGGATTTATTAAAGCCATATTAGTATTATCTGGTACTGTAACAGAACCGACCTTCGTAGGATTAGCAAATCCTATATTATATTCTACATTGCTAATATCATCTGGTTCATCTTCATCAATTGCATTAGTTACCACAGTAATTGTAGCAATTCCTTTTGAAATACATCTTGCCCATAAATTATTCTTTCCCCAAGTATACTCATAAGTTTGATATGGATAAACATACATACCATGAGTGTTTTCATTAGGAGTAATTCCTTTTAGAACATGAGTCACCTCGACAACGCTCTTCTCATTATTTTGAACAATGCATATCTCACCATTAAAAGTTATCTGAACCCAATCCTTTCCAACTGAATATCTTTTTGTTGCCATATTATTCCTTTAATTCAAAGTGTCCAACATCATATCCAGAACCAATGTTAAAAGTCAATCCCCAAGTAATAGGAACATCTAACAACCTTGAAGCTCTCAAGATGGCTCTTCCTACTTCTAACCACATCCATCCGTTTTCTTTTGTGTAATCAAACACACCTTTTTTATTTTCCTTATCCCAAATATAGATATCAACCGCATGACCATATCCATCTTCTTGGATCTGATGTTTCGATTTTCTCTTGTATCCATCAAGTTCACTTAATCCTTTCCTGTATTTCTTATTCTGCTCTTCAGCAGTTCTAACACCAGAAGCAATACCAAAATCAACTTTGCTCATCTCTAATGCTTTATTTAGAACCAACGTGAGAGAGGGATGAACACCGTTAAGTCTTTTAAGGGAAGTTTCACTAAACTTAAATTCCATTGTTTCTCCTTATTATTTACAATCATCTTTTATTATGTATACAGAAATACAAACACCGATAACTATACTTAATGAACTGTAATACACAAAAAAAAATATCTCATTCACTTTTTCTTATCTCTATTGTAGTATTCTTCTATAGCTTCCATCATTGCTTCAGATTTTAATTTTTCAGCAATCATCAATTCCATTAAATATACACCTCTGGTTCCTATGTGTCCAAAAGCAGATGCTATTCCAGCACCTAATATCATATTTTCTGTCCATCCATAAACAAGAAGAAACACAGTAACACCTATTGAAACAGAACCAACGACATCAATCAGCAAGACAGTAAGTTTTCTTTTAATAGAAAAAGAAGATAAGTCGCGTCTAACGTAAGAACCAATACCTGAAAGCAATATAGAGAAGCCGACAATTATATAATCAAGAAGCCCTAATTGATTAATGTTCTTCATTTGCTCACCTTTAATCATCTTTTTGCCCTTTGGATGCAGTCATTTCTATAACTTTAGAAGCATCCAATCCTTGAAGCCTGTTTGCTATTTTATCAAGTTTGTCTTCAATTTGAACAACACTAATATCATTATTCTGAATATTTACGTTTATCTCCATTTCTTTAGCATTATCAGGCTTTCTTGTTTCCTGTAAAAACGTCTTCATATACTCTATCCTATCCCTGTCCTTGGTTCTCTCATCAAATATCTTTTTAAGAGACAGATCCAACACCTTCATCCTGTCAAGAGCATATGTAACATATAAAGAAGTATGCAAAGTAGAAACAATATACTTGTAGAGTTTTGAGTTCTCAAGCCTTTTAGCTTTCAATTCAATTGTGGTTCTGCCTAATTCATCTCCAATTTTTTTCTCTTCAGAACCAAGAGGAGCATCAGTATCTGTTACAACACACCTCTCTGGAAAAGCACACTTAAATGCTTCATACCTTGAAGCTCCTTCATTAAATCTCTTCCTGATATAAACAATAGTTTTTGCTATCCTGCTTAAATCATTAACCCCAGTATCTTCACTAATGCTGACTATCTCACTTGGCTCTAAATAATCATCTTCATTAAACTGCTTCAGAACCAACGAAGCATTCTCAAGTCTTTCCTTAATATCCATTCCATCATCCTTTTTTTTGTATTCCGTTTGAAAAATTATACTATAATTCTATTGAGAGGTTTTTCCACCTTTTTCCTCTCAAAGACTTTTTCATTCTCTCTCCTTGATTTTCAATCAGAACCAACGACACACAATAAGCACTCCTTCTTGGTTCTGGTTTGGTTCTAAAAAATATTATAAAAATTTAGGGAGTAGTGATTTTTATTGAATCAAATTTTATTACAAAAATTAAAAGAGGTTTAACCACACTCCTCACCACAAAAAGTCCAACCCCACCCCCTTTCTTCATAATAAGAATTCTTTTTTTTATCTTCTTATTTTATGAGATTTTTATCTCTAAATCACTCTAAAAGGATGTCCAATGTGGTTAGAACCAATCATCAGTGCAGTTATGTCAAACATCGTATTTATGGTACTTTTCGTTATTGTTTTAGGTGTTTATGGAATCATTGAGTTGTTTAAGGTTGTAGCAGTAGGTAAATCAGATGCTAAAGTTGCAGATATCACAAAACTAATCCAAGATGTTAAAAGGAGTACAAAATGAACATTCAAGAATTCAGAAAAGCAAAAAGAGAAGCACAACTATGGATTAAAGAAGGTAAAGATCCTTTTTCAGCCTGCTTATTAGCACTAAATGCTAGATGGCATAAAACGGATAAACGTGTATATATCGACGTAACTAAAGAATTTTTCGAATTACTCAGAGAATTCGACGATAACAACAAAAGCTCAACTCTTTGAGCTTTTTCTTTTTTTTTTATCTTTTATCCTTTTCATATCCTTAATACAGAACCAACATACAGAACCGACTATATCAACAAGAGGAGAGTACGATGGACAGAATAGAGAGTATCATCAACAGGGCTAAACAGAGAGCAGATGACTGGTTTGAAGTATTCAGTTGGAGCTACCACAGAGACGTTGTCTTCGTAAAGGATGGAGTATTTCACTGGTTAAGAATAGACCTTAACAATCATACGCATGAATGGTTAGAACCAACCAAAGAAGACATAGAAACATTCAAAGACAATGATGAAAACTTTAAAGAATGGATTAAACAATACATTTAATCTACTTCTTGGTTCTTTTTTATGAATACTTTTATAGTCTTTATAGATAAGAACCAACAGAGCATGGTTCAAACAAAATCAAAAACAAAAAGGAGAAACAATGAAAAGATTAGAACTAATCAACAAACTACTTGAAGAAGGTTTAAGCTATAGAGCTATCGCAGAACAGACAGGTGTAAGTGAAGAAATCATCAGACAAATAGATGAAGCAGAGGAATTTACAGGAGTAGAACCAATAGAAATGTATGGGGAACATGTTAACACAACAACAGAAGAAACAATCAAAAGATTATATGATGTAGTTTCAATTGAGAAAGAATGGGATATCTTACATCCTTCAATCAAAGAAAAAGCATTATATGTTTTAGGCACTGATGTTTATCTTGATTCTGATAAGATAGAGCCAAAGGCAAGTGAAAACGGTTTTATATACTTCAGAATCGGAAGACATACAATCAGAGGTTACAACTTGAACATAGCTATCAGAAATAAGTTTACAGAAGTTCAATTAACTAAAATTAAATTGATAGCAGAAGAACCAAGTTTTGAAATTTGGCTATACAAATCTATTTCAAACAAAGAATATCTTGTATGGATAGACAAAAGAACTAAACAAGTGAATAAAATCTATACAAAAAAAGGGGGATTAAATAAACTACAGGAAGAATTAAAAAGTATTGAATATAAAGCTCTTAAAGAAGAACTTGAATATGTACATAATATTGAAAAAGAACCAACTTGTGTAGAAGAGGAAGAAATATATAAAGAACCTGAAACTTTCGTTGAAAGAACAGCAGAATTAAAAGAGCTATTAAATGAAATTCTAAGGTTAAGAACCAGCGGTAGGACTATATCAGCAGAAGAATTTGAACTATTAAGAGAGATCCAAAGCGAAATAGAAATCCTTATAGGATAATCTCTCTTGGTTCTTTTTTTGAAAAAAAAATAAAAGGAGTAAAAATGAAAGCTGTAGAGAAGTACTATATAATTAATCACAAAAATCAAAGAGTATTTATTGAAAAAAATCAAAGAAAACTATTTAAGCAACTTGGGTATAAAATCTTTATGTTGAGATTTATCTAAATCTCAACAGTAAAGATACCAAAAATATCACTACACAAACCCAATAGAAAAACGCTGTTGAATTTTATGCAGTTTGTAGTATGTTTATGTCAAACAAAAGAGTTTTTTAAACAGAACCAACGAGGAAGGTTAATATGGATAAATTTGAAAGAATACTATTAAAATCAGTTGTGGTTTTAATTTTGTTAATATTGGTTGTAAATTTAGTTAAAGGAGTATAAAATGAAAACTCTTAAATTCCTGTTAGCAAAAACAATATTTGATTTATATTTGTTTAAAAAACCTGTAAGAAATTATACAGAGCTTGATTGGTTCTTGAATCGATGGTGTGTAAATATCTTCAATGAATATGAAAACTATGTAGTAAAAGGAGTATAGATGAAAAGTAAGTTTATTTTACTAATGGATGATTATATTGTAGGTATCTTTGATACATTAAACGAAGCAAAAAGAGAGAAACAAGAAATACTAAAAGTTTTTATTAAGAACCACTGTAAAGACTGCAGAAGAATTAAACTAACAATAAGGCAAAAGGTTTTTAAATGATTGGTTGTGTTTTAGCTTTCACAATACAAGCATATAACATTGATTTGAATAAAGTTGAGAAAATTAAGATATATCGTTGTGAAAGGAAGGGTGGTTCTGAATTTGTTAAAACAGAACCAAGAGGTAGGCAATGTGGTTTTCAGGTGATTAACGGTAAACAATATTAGTGGTGTTTTGTAGAAAAATAAAAGGAGTGATAATGTGCAATACAGAAAATTTAAAAAAATTTATAGAAGACAACTGGGAATGTGATTTTGATTTAGAAGTTGAATGCACTAAAATGCCAACAAAGATAGCCATATTTAGCGTAGATCATCATCAAAACTATTGGACATATAATCCTCATAAATGGCATTTCGGAGGATATAGATTGTTTGTGTTTCCAAATTTAAAGTGGTATCCAGAATACAAAAGAATGGTAGAGAGATTCAAAAAATACGGAATAGAAGAGTACTCAGTTGTAGATTTGGAAACTGCTAAAAAGATTATAGACCTGATGTTTGGCTCTAAAAGAATAAAATATGCAGAGATTAAAGAAGTACTTGATGAGGTTGAAGTAGAGTGAAAGAAATGTGCTAAATATGAATGTACCAGAAATATAATATATAATATAAGGGACATTCGGTACATTTCTCAAACCCCCGAAAATTCGGGCTTCCGAATGTCCCAACTTTCTTGGGACATTCATTCTTTCGGGACATTCAAAACCCCCATAAAATCGGCATTTCGAATGTACCAACTATTTTCGGTACATTCGGTACATGTCCCATTTAACTGCTAAACTACCTTTATGTCATAGTTTGACAAATTCATAGAATTTATATATAATAACAATATGATATCTTAAAGCAAAAAGGATTGAAAATGTATAAAAAGAAAAACAAGAAAAAAATGGTCGCTGTAATGATGACAGATGAATTAAAAGTAATGCTTGAAAAAATAGCTTATGAAAACGGTTTGCCTTCAAGAAGCTCTACAATAGATTTTCTTGCTAAATACTACTTAAGGAAAAGAAATGAAAACAGCAGTAACTAATATCTTTTCTACAATAAATAAAGAGTTTTTAACAGAACCAACAGAAGCTGTAAGAATAAATAATCTGCCATGCTACGTTGGTTCTATTACATGGATTCATGGTTTATCAGGTACAGGAAAAAGCTATCAAACAGCAGAGCTTGTTGGTTCTGATATAAATGAAAATAATTTAGTAATCTATTTTGATGGAGAAGCAGGAAACGGAAAAATATTTAAGGAATTTGTAGAAAATAAAGGAATCATTTATGCTAAAAGCACAAATGTTTCTTTAAGTGATATTTTAACAAGTTTAATCAAAATCAGAGAAAGATTTTTAGAAAAAAATGTTATTTTTATAATAGACTCTTTTTCATCAATATTTAGATTTACTGAAATAAACAACTCTGAAAAGTTTGTTTCAAAAATGTATGAGTTCTCATCATTTGTAGAAAAACATAGTCTATCCTGCATAATAATAGACCATTCTACAAGAACCAATGAAATGCTTTCAGATAAAAAATTTAAACTTGAGGGCAATGAAGAAGGAAAAAAGAGAATAGCTAATGTTGTATTAAGATATGAACCAACAGACTATAAAAAACCACAGCATGGCGACTCTTTTATTGTTGAAAAATCAAGAGATGTTACTTTGCATATAGGTGAAAAAATAACTGTCTCATCAAAAATTGCTATATTGAACCAAATAAGAGATTACATTGTAGAAATTAATAAAAAAACATATAACTTTAATCTACAAAAAATCAAAAAATCTGATTTAACGAGAAATTTATTAAAACATAAACAAGAGTACAAAGAATATATCTATGAGCTGTTTGATGTTATTTCAGATGGAAGACCAGAGATTTTAAAACTCAAACAATAATTCCCTCTCTTGGTTCTATTTATGAAAATTCACTAAAAGGACAACAAATGGAATTTACAATTCATCTTACATTAGGAAGTATTTTGATTTTTTTAGGTTTATTAGCTATACCAATTTTTTGTTTAATTTTTAAAGATTGTAAAGAAAATGGATGGGGACCTCCACTGCCTATTACAACATTGTTTTTTACGTTAATAACATGGGCTGTATTGATAATCATATATATAATATTTCACTAAAAGGAGAGAAAATGAAAAAAGAATTTATCTGTATGTGTGAATCTGTTATAGATACTCAAAAGAAAATCAGACAATGGGTTAGTCAAGGATATGAAGTGGAAATAGTTATTCAAAATGTGATAAAAACAGATATAGATTACAAAGACTATGATGTAATTACTTCATTATGGAGATGGAAAAAGGATGAAAAATGAAAAGCAGATACTATTTTTCTGTTCACACAGAAGATTTTGATGAAGCCATAGAAAAAGCAAAAGAAGAAAGGGATGTAATTATCCCTGAATTAATCAAAAGAAATCAAAACTCATTTATTCTTGAATTAACAGTGCCTGTAAGGTATCACGAAAGAATAGATGAATATGAAGACAAAACAATTGGTGAATATAAAATAGGAATTGATGAGTTGTTTGATGATATGACTGACTGCATTGAGTGGTTCTCTTCTTGGGTTGAAGAATTGCAGGAAGAAATAGAAAATTGTAAAAGGAGTAAACAATGACAATAACACTAACACAAAAAGAACTGTTGGTTCTAATTAATGATTATTTAAAATCGGAACCAAGGGTTGACAGAATTTCAGTAGAAGTAGAAACTAAAACAGGTTTAAAAGATGTTATATCATTTAATGATGATAGATGGTTTGTTGGTTCTTTTATTAGAGAAGAAATAAAAAATGAAGAAAGGAGCTAAGTTGAAACTAAATATAATGAAACCTAAGGACCTGATATCTAAAAACCTTAAGGCACTTTTGTTTGGAAAATCTGGAATCGGTAAAACATATCTTGCCGGTTCTGTAAAAAATGCTTTATTTCTTGATCTTGAAAAAGGCAGTGCTTCAGTAAAAAACAAAGATATTGATATTGTGCCTATCAATGATGCTGGAGAATTCAGAAAAGTATTAGAATATCTCAAAGAAGATACAAAATATAAAACTATTGTTATTGATTCATTAACAAGATATGGAGAAATGCTATTTGTTGCATTGTCTAAAATGTATCCAGATAAAAAAGACTCTATGAAACTCTGGGGAGATTTTGATACAGTTTCAAGACAAAGACTCGAAGATATTTTACAATTAAACAAAAATATTATCATCACTTGTCTTGAGGAAGACATAGCTGACGGTGGTTCTCTTAAAAAATTTCCTATGTATAAAGCCAACAAATTCAAAATGATGCTTCCCAGCTATTTTGATTTTGTAGGTCATTTGATTGTAGATAATGAAGGGCATAGGATTCTTATTTCAGAACCAACAGAAGACAGTATAGGAAAAAACAGATTAAAAGATTTCGGTATTCCTAATATAATTAAGGACACAGATGAATTGTATGATATGCAAAAAATTATAAATAAAATAAAAGGAGAATAAATGAGCATTAAACTAAGAGCTAATTTGGATTACTTATTAGAAGATAAAGATTTACATTTTGGAATGACAAATGAAAAAAAATTAGCAATAAAAACAAAATGTGGGCAGGAATTGGTTGTTTTTAATGATTTAGTTTTTGATAAGAAAGAACCAACAAAAAATGAAATTGATTTTGTTAAAGAGATTCTCAAAGAACAAATTGATAAAATCAATAAAAAAATTAAAAGATTAAAAGAACTTGAACAGAATGAGCCAGAAAAAATAACTATTTTTAAAAATTGGAGAAACAATGATACTTATGAAATAAATGATGGCGATATAAAATTTTTCTTTAATATAAGAACAAGAAAAGTCTTTAATATTAAAATTGAAGCAGATAGCATAAAAGCAGTTGAAGAAAAATTAAAACAAATAGATTCTTTAATACAAAAAGCCGAAAAACGTATAAAATGGCAAGAAGAAAAAGATAATCTCATAAAAGAACTAAATCAAAATTGCAATATCTAATAAGGAGGTGAAAAATTGAGCTAGACATAAATAAAATTCCTTATGAACACAAACAATATTTAAAAAAGCAATTCAATCGCTTAAACAGAGAACCAACCAAAACAAGAACAAGTTGTTTTTATCCTCTAAAAGAAAACAATACTTGGTTCTATTATGTGTTCGGTTGGTTAAAGAACAAATGGGTAGTTAGAGTTTTTGACAATGATGAAGAAGCCATAAAGGCTTGGATGGAACTTGAAGAATATCAAGAAAAACTAAATAAATAAAAGGAGTAAATATGAGCTGGCTAGATCAAGTAAATATAACAGAATTGGAAGAACAGGAAAAAGAACAAGAAAACTTTGGAGAATTCAAATTACCAGAACCAGGTGTGTATAAAGTTACAATAGAACAAATTTTTGTTGATAAAACACAAGGTGGAACTACATTTTTTGGACTTGTTGGTTCTCATGGTGAATTTCCTAATGATATTGAAATTAACCTTACAGGCTGGGATGTTCAAAGAATGATTAAAAACAAAGATGGACAGACTAAAAATTCAAAAGGTGGATATTATACAGGATTAATGCTTCTGGATAAAATTGCCAAATGTGCAGATAAAAGAGTAAATGAATTAATTCCTCAAAAAGGATATGTAGAAATTTTTGGTCAGCAAAAAGAAGTCGGAATATTTAAAGAATTAATTGGCAAAAAAGTTGCTATAGGCATAAGACACAGAAAATATGAAAAACAAGATGGTTCTGAAGGAATATCTTTACAACTTGTTGATGTATGTTGTGTAGAGAACCAAGAGTGCAAAGAAAAACTTGCTAAAAGAATTGAAAAACGCCCAATTATTGAGGAAAAATCAAACAACCAGTCAAACAACAATCAAACAAATACTGATGATATTCAATTCTAATTCCACAAAAGGAGGATGTAATGTTTACTGGTGATGAAGGACCTTAAAAAAATAATTCTAATTTAACAATCAGAACCACCACTTGGTTCTGATGATTAAGTTAGAAAGAAAGGGTAACATATGATTAATCAAATCATCAATTATATAAATTCACAAGGAAGATTTGTATCTCAAAGAGAACTTATTGAGAATGCTTTCTGGTTTACTTTTTCATCTGTGCTTGGTTCTGTGCAACCAAAAGTTGAATACAAATACAAACTCTACAACATCAACTATTTTGGAATAACAATAGCCCCGTCATCAGCAGGAAAGAGTTTTGTTTATGAACAATGCAAAAAACTATTTGGTGGAGACTTGAATTTTAAATATAAAGCTCTAATAACAAAAGGATATGAGCTAAATACCAATAATCCTACAGATGATGAAATTACAATAGACGGCTTCCAAACAAACATTAAAAACTATATTCCTAACTTTGAAAACACAATAGAAGGAACTAAAGAGGGATTATATTTAAGAGCTTTAGCTTTATCTAAAAGTTTCTTTGGTTCTTTAAATTTGATTCACGAAGAAATAATGGATGTTATTAGGGATAGTAATCTCAACGTAATGAAAGAGCTTTACGATGGAAGATTTATAGGTAAAGTGATTAAATCTTCTATAAATGATAACATCTATGGAATAGTTTCAAATATGCTCATATTCGGTTCATCTACTTCTCTTAAAAGAGATCAAAAGGTATATGAATATTTTGCTAAAGCACTTGGTTCTGGGATATACAGAAGAAGTTTTATTTATTATCAAGAACCAACGGATATTCAATTAAGAACTGATACAGAGTATTATGAACAGCCTGATTTATCTTTTATAAGAAAATATATAAACAAATATATCAAAGAAATAGTTGATTCAGGAAATTATCCTGAGTTATATTTTACAGTAGATGCAGAAGAATATCTTGAACTTATCAATCATGAACTTGTAGAATTTGCCAATAAGTACAAAGAAGATGAAAGATTTAGTGCAGAAGTTGGTTCTTTTGATAAATTGTTAAAATTAAGTGCTTTACATGCTTTACTTAATCGTAGAAAGCAAATCTCTTACGATGACGTAGAATATGCTTATAATTTCTATAAACGCGTAAGAAGTACTAATTTAGAACTTTTTAATGTAGAACCACAGCATAGAAGAATATACAGAGTAATTAAAAAATTAGGAAAAGCCACAAAATCAGAAATACTTGAAAGCGATATATTCAATAGGATGACATTTAATGAAGACATAAAATTAGTAGAAGAATATGCTTACAGAAAAAATGAGGTATTACAGGTGCGTGGTTCTAAAATAAAAACATTTTCAATAGAACCAATGCCTATAATTGATTTGAATAAAATCATTGTATCTATTCCTAAAGTTGATAAAAAAGAAAAAACTACTGATTATATCAGTATGGAAGTGCCATTTTTTGGAGAGAACCAATCTGTAGAAAGATTAGTTAAGTCAGATAAGGTGTCGAACTTCTGTCTAGTCCATTTTGAGAATGGAAAGAGAAAATCAGATAAAACTATTGAAGGGCAAAACTGTATAGGAATAGATGTTGATAACGGTATTACGTTACAAGAAACCATTGAAAAACTAAAAGATTATGTGTATCTAATCTATACAACTAAATCACATCAAAAAGATAAAGGTGGTTTAGTTTGTGATAGATTTAGGATACTTTTACCAACAAAAACTAAATTCTTTGTAGATAACGAAAGACATAAAGAACTAATAACTAATGTTTGTGAAGCATTAAGCGTTGGTTCTTATGATGTATCTACAAGAAATCAGGACAGGTTGTGGTTTACAAATCCTGAATGCCAAATATTTAAGAACCAACAAGGTGAATTATTTGACGTTATTCCTTATTTACCTGATACGGAAGTGAGAGAAATAATTGAAAGACAAATAGAGAAATTTGATGAAAAAGATTATGACACAGATGAAGTTAATCGTAGAATAGGCGGAATGATTAAATGGTTCATTAATAACACATATGAAGGAAACAGATCAAACAATCTGTTCAGACTCGGTTCTTTTATAGGAGATTTAACTGGTTCATTTGAAAGAATAGAAGAAGAGCTTTATAAAGCTAACTCTATGCTTTCAGAACCAATCAGTGAAAAGGAATTAAGAAAAACTGTATTAGCAAGTTTAAAAAGAAAATATAATTAAAGGAGATAAGATGGCTTATTTTGATGAAATTGAATTAAAAGAAGGAGGTTGGTTTATATTAAGTCCAGATTGTGGGGATTATACTAGTGAATTTGGCTTATATAGAAATGACGAGGAAATTAAAAATAAAGCACTAAAACAAATCAAGATATATACAAGACTCCTAGCTCTAAGGGATCAGGAATGTCCTGATAGTAGAGGATATGTTTTTCAATATAAAAAACAAAACTGGTATGTATATAAACAAAACTGTGGTTCTGATAATGAAAGATATGAAGTTCATTGTTCAGAATTTGATTGTTTGCCTTGTTGTATATATTTTAAAACAGAAGAAGATGCTCAAAAAATTTGCAATATTTTAAATTCAGGTAGATTTAATTTAGAAGGAGAATGAAATGACAAGAAAAGAAGCATCTATGCATTAAATTTGAAAGGAAAACAAATGAGAAAAACTAAATTTGAAGAAATTATTGAAACAATCAATAAAGCAAATGATGAAGGCAAACTAAATGTATTTTTAGCTATTTGGGGAATTACCGAAATAAAAAATTTTTATGAAAATAGAACTTGTAAAAATTGCAAATATCTTATAAAAACCAAAAGAGGATTATTGTGTAGTAATCCAACAAACTATGACTACATTATCACAGACGAAAACTTCGGCTGCAATAGATTTGAAAGGAAAGAAAGTGAACAAAATAATCAAGAAAATAATTGAAAAAACTCAATATCAGGGAAACAATGAGCCAAATACAAAGCAAATTAGTGCTTCCCAGTTTGGAGATGAATTATTACAAATATGGTTAAGGTATAAATATGGAGTTATGCCCAATGAAAAATTTACTCAATCAACTATCGGTTCATTGGTTCATATAGGAATCCAGGAACTGATTAAAAACGAACCAGAAATTGAGGTTGAAAAAGATGTTTTGGTTAAATTTCCTAATGGATGGACACTAAGTGGTTCTATTGACATTGTAGATAACAAAGAAAAAGTGCTTTATGATATTAAGGTTACAAAACAATATACAATATCTCAATTAAGAAAAGAACCAAAACATCATTATATCTGGCAATTAAGCGTTTATAGATATTTAATGAAAGAACTCACTGGTTCTGATTATGATATTAAGCTATTTGCAGTGCTAAAAGACGGTTCTGATTTTAACATTAAAGACGGACATGCTACGCCACATTATGAAATTATTGATTTAGAACCGATCAGCTACAAAGAAATTGAAAAAAGGTTTAATGAATTAGTTGAACAATTAGAAAATTATGAGCAAGTTGGTTCTTACCCTGAACAATGTAAAGATTTATGGATAAGAAAACTCAAAAATGGAAATACAATCAAAATGAACTGTGAAGTTTATTGTTCATATAAGGATGTTTGCCCTTATTACAAACAGAACCAACGAAGAGATAAGATTAAATTTTAGAAAGGAAAAAAATGTCAGCAAAACTAATTTACATAACACCACTATGGTTAATAGCAAACGGAATTCGTTACAGTCATAACAATCATCATTTAAGTGATACTGACCCTATTAGAGACTTTCATGGGTTGCCTTTAACAGAAGATGTAGATTTTGATGATATAGGGATAAAAGATTTTGATTTAATTAAAAGAGTTGGCTTTAAAATGAAGCACGAAAGCGTTTTGGAACATTCGTTGATTGTTTTTGAAATAGAAGCCAGTAGAGCTTTATTGCAAGAATTGTCAAGACATAGAATAGGTATAAGCCCAACAATAAAATCAACAAGATACACTCTTAAAGAATTAAAAAAAGAAAAATCTTTTACAATATATGATTATGTTGATAAAGACTTTTATAAATATGATGAAGTTATTAGGGCTTCAAAGTATGTTATTTTTACTAATGATGTTTATACAGACTTACAAATAATAGAATCTTTAGAAAAGGTAAGGTTTCTTATTAATTTACATAAATCCAATGATATTGCTAAATATGCACTTCCTGAAGCATTTAAGTTTAAAGGGCAGTATTCATTGAATTTAAGGGCATTAGTTCATCTTTTGGAACTAAGAACCAACAAGGATGTATTACCAGAGTTTCAACAACTATGTGTAGATATAATTGATGCTTTACCAGATGATTATAAAGAATTGGTTCTAACTAATGAAAAAATTAAAACTAACTATGAAAGAATTAAAAATGATTGTGAGAGTAATTAAAACAAAAGAAAGAGCTAAATTAATCTTTAACTCTACTAAAGATGTCTGGTATGAAACATTAGAGAACCAACAAGAGCAAGTTTATCTTTTAACCTTTGGAGCTTCTGGTGGTTCTGTGTTATATGTTTACGAAACAAGTAAGCCTTTTGAAATCGATGAAATTGTTGAAGGAGATTTAAGATGAAAATTAAAACAATATTTGGAATTGATACAAATGGTAATGATATATTTGTAGTGCAAAAAGCAAATATGTTTAAGATTATAAAAGAAGAACCAACAGCTTCAGAATGGAGTGATATATGTGTTGATTTTAACTTATCTCATCAAGAAGAGGTAAAATTGAAAGAAGCATTCTACGAATGGAAAAATTGGTATAAAAAGGTTAAATAATGACTTATGAAGAACTATATGGAGTTGATTTAGAGGAATACTGTAAATATCACGATACAGAGCCAAATGGATTGGTTCTTAAAACACAAAGAGATATTGAGCTTTTGAAAAAGAATCTCCATAAACATACTTATGAAACAGAAACAACTAATTGGGAACTGGTAGGACAGATACATAAACTCTTAATAAAAAAAGAAGAGCATCTAAAGAGGCTAAAGAAATGGATAAAAGAAAAAGAACAATAACACAAACTTTCAAACTTAATGAGATAAAAGGACTTACTTATGATGAAAGAACCAACGATTGTTCATTTGTTTATAATAACCGTCTTGTATCTGGCAAGTTGGTTCTGTTTAAAAAAGAAAAAGGTGAAATCCTTATATCAAAGAAAATATGATGAATAATTTAAAAGTCAAAACAATATTGACTACAGCTAATGTTCTTTTATCAATTTGGATTAAAATAGATGCAATAAGAAAAAGGAGAAAAAATGAAAGATTGTCAAAACAAATCAATAAAAAACTCTAATGTTCAAGATAGTATTGATGGAATTATTAAATTTCAAAAAGATAGGTTGTTAGATAAACAACCATTTAATTTTGAAACAGAAGTATTACATATACTTGAAGAACTTGTTGAGATGCTTGGATATGAAAGCCTGTATGCAAGAGATAAAGCTAAAACAATATATCAGCACTTTAGAAATTATGAACCAGTTGAAGAAGAAAAACTTGTTGATGCTTTTGCAGATATTATAGTTTTCTCTGTTGGTTCTATTATGAAACTTGGATATGATCCAAGATGTGTGCTTAATGAAGTGTCTAAGGAAATAAACAGCAGAGTTGGTTCTATTATTGACGGAAAATTCGTAAAAGACAAATCCCCAGAAGCAAAAGCTAAATGGTACAGGGCGGATTATTTATGCTGTTTTAATAAAGATTAAACAAAATTGTGGTATAATGTCCCTACACAAAAATGTAAAGGACATAAAATGAAAAAAGTTTTATTATTCGGTAGATATGAACTATATGAAGATGGGAGAATTTACGCTAGACCACATCGTAATGGAAATAGAGGAGGTGGACATAATGGAAAATGGCTTAAACCAAGTATAGGAAAACATGGATATAAGATAGTTACTCTTAAAACGGGAAATAGAAAATATAAACAACTTTTGTTACATAGATTATTAGCAGAAGCATTCATACCTAATCCTGAAAATAAATGTTGTGTAAACCATAAAGATGGTAATAAGTTAAACAATTCATTAGATAACTTAGAATGGGTTACATATAGTGAGAACAACCAACACGCATATGATAATGGATTATCAAAAAAACTATATGGAAAAGAACATAGTAGAAGTAAAAAAGTAGCACAAAAAACAAAAGATGGGAAAATAATAAAAATATGGGATTGTGCAATGGATGCTCAAAGAATTGGAGGTTTTTATGCTTCACACATAAATGCTGTAGCAAACAAAAAAAGAAAAACACATAAAGGATATGTTTGGGAGTTTATATAAATAAAAAAACAAAGGATAGATATGTTTAAAGATGAAATAAAAAAAGAAGCCTTAAAACAATTAAAAAAGGCTTCTCAAAATGATTTTCAAATTGCTGTTAATGACGGAAATGATGTTATTTTGATTTACGAGAACCAAGAATTCAGATATATCTATGAAGGAAAAAGAACCCTTGTTAAATGGCTAATAGGAAAAGCTACTCACTTTTACATAAGTGGTGGTTCTGTATTTAGTCAATTGTATTTGTTTATTAAAAACTGTGTTGAACAGAAACTTGACTATAAAGCAGAATTAAACAAAATGAAAGCCATAAAGGATTTATGATGAAAGTTATTGCTGTAATTTTAGACAGATACAAAATCTATGAAGACGGAGTAATTTACGACAGTGCAGAAGCTGAAGATATACCACAGTTTGTTTTTGAAATAAGAAATATTTTATTAAACAATTTAAACAAGTAAAAAGGATTTATAATGAAAGTTTTAGAGGAGAGAAAAAAAATTTATGGAGATTTTAAAGATATAGCTGAAATAAGCCAAAAAATAAAAAATTTTTACTATATTGAAAATGCTCATGAATCTGATCCAGTAATTGATGAAGGCTTTGATATGATAGCTCATAAACTGGCAAGAATAATCAACGGTGGCTCTAAATACATAGAGAATTGGATAGATTTGGCAGGATATGCCAAACTAATAGCAGATTATCTTGAGAGCCATCCTGAAGCAATCAATTCTAAAGTCATTTATCTTGAAAAAGATCCAAATAATGAATGGAGAGAAAAAAGATGACAAAAAAACAGCTTAAAGAAAGAGCATTGTTATTGTTTGCGTTATCTTTTCTTATGGAAGGATTGAACCAAGCTGGGCTTATCAATGAAAAAACAAAAGACCTTGAGGTTGATATGCTTAAGGTTGAAGATGGCAATGATATGTTGGTTCTGAATTTATACAAAAAATTAAAAAGATTAAGACTGTCATATGCAAACGAAAAAGTTTCAAAGTTTATGTTTAAAAGAATTGAAAGCATACCTGACGAATTATCTCAAGAATGTCAGCCTATTCTGATGGGATTAATAGGTGTTTATTTTTATCAAAAATTCAAAAGAACCAATGAGATTGATTTAGGAATTAATCCTAAAAAAATAGAAAATATCTTTAAAGATTTAATTGATGTTCATAATTTTAAAATAACTCCTTGCACAATAAATAGGAGCATAAAAATAATAGAAGCCATTTATCCTGATGAAAAAGGATTGATTGAATTCTACAGACTGACAAATAGATTTCCATTCAATATTAAAACAAAGGAATAGAAATGAATATTGCAAAAGAACTATATGGTCTATATCAAGGATTTAATGTTCTTGATAATTATGTTTACAACAAATTAAGAGATAATGATCTTACAGGTGATGTTTGCTATCATATCATTATTGCTAACTCTTCTATATATTTTCATACTTTTTTTGAAAATGTGCAAGAATTAGATGAGGGTATAATGATAAATTATGTTGATAAGTATCACATTTCAGATGATGTAGTTTTTCATTTTTCAGAAGAACTCGTAAATCATCATTCTGATATAGTAAAAAAAATAAAACAAATTTTCACTATTCAAAAGGAGAACAAATGAAAGTAAATAAAGTTTATATTACAAAAAATGATAATAAAACGTATACGTTTAAAATGAAAAAAGGTTTAGTTGTTGATTTAATTTTAACGGATGAAGATATATTTATTCTTATAGGGCAATTTCCAGATTTTAATTATAAGATTGTCTTTAATTGCAAAAAAGAAGAAATCAGAAAAGTTAAGTTTTTTATATCTCCACAAAGCAAGGATTTATTATGAGAGAACCAACAGTGCAGGAAGTGATAGAAGCAGTTAAAGAATGGAAACTTGAACTTGGTTCTGAAGATAGACTTTCTATCAAGCTCAAATATCTTGAAATGCTTGTAAATGAAATAGGACAGCTTAAGATATTGGTATCAACATATAAAAAAATGTTTAATTCTGAAAAGAAAGAAAGAGAAGACCTTCTAGGCAAACTGTTAGAATCAGAAAAGAACTGGTTTGAAAGCAAACTGGATATTAGAGGGTAAAGATGATTTTTGGCGGAATTGACCCAGGAAAATCAGGAGCGTTGGTTCTGTTAACAATCCCAGAACCAACAATTGTTAAGTTTGATAAAGAAAGTTACATAAACTGTTTAAAAGCATATTCTATTGCAGACATTGTCATAGGAGTTGAATACGTGCATTCTATGAAAGGAAACGGTGTTCGCAGTATGTTTACATTCGGAGAGAATTTTGGATGGGTACAGGGCGTTCTAGATACGTTAGAATTGAAATATAAATTAATACATCCTCAAGAATGGAAAAAACATTTTGGGTTGATTGGTTCTGATAAAAAACAATCATGTATTAAAGCTCTTGAGTTAGAACCAACACTTCGGTGCAGAGGAAAAAGAGGTGGATTACAAGATGGAATATGTGATGCTTATTTAATAGCAAAATATTTAAAGGATAAATATGAAAAAAAATATAATTGAAATTGAATTTAGCGATTTTATGATTTTAATTATTTTTTTAATATTGCTATCATCAATAATATTCTTTTTTATAGGAATGACATTCGGATATTCCGGAGAATATGAAAAGGGATATCTTATTGGATACAAGCAATGCATAAAGGATTTCAACGTAACAAAGGCATATAATGAAACTAAGGGGTTATCAAAAAAAGGTAATTGAAAGAACCAAGGAGTTTGTTGGTTCTGATGAGAATGAATTAGTTATTGAGCTTTGGGGAGGATTAGGAAAAACATTCCTTATTCCTCACATTGCTAAAGAGCTTGTTGGTTCTGGATATCAAGTGTTTATTATTAGCGATATCTCTCAGCTTATTAATCAGCTGAGAGAACATTTTAAAAATTCATCGTTAAACGTGTCTATCTTAAACGATAATGAACGAACTGATAAAAATAGTCCTATCATACTATCAACAGACCAAACGCTTTATAACAGGCTTAAAAACAATAAATTAGAACCAACTGGTAAAATAGCACTGATAGCAGATGAGTATCATAAGAGAATTGAGGGTGACAGGTTTAAACTGATTCTTAATAAATTAGAACCAACGAAGAAGATAGGTTTAACTGCTACTCCTTTTGATTTCAATGGAATTGAAATGTTTAACAATACATTTTGCCTATATCTCAAAGGGAAGCTGAAGAGAAAGGATACTTATCACATGTTAAGTATTACATTCCAAGAATAGTTACAACAATGGATTTTGAAAAGATTGATAAAGGTGTAGCAGATTATAGTGCAGAGGATATTAGAGAACTGTACTCTGATAAGCAGTTTAAAGAATGGTTTGTTAAGTTTGCTGAATCGTTGGTTCTGAATAAAAGACAAACATTGGTTTTCACTTCCAATATTGCTATGGCAGAGGAATACTGTTCTTTGATTAAGAAGATAGAACCAACAGCAGAGGTGGTTCACTCTAAACAAGATAAAGACAAGAACCAACAGGTGATTGATGATTTCAAGAAAGGAAAGATTAAAACATTAGTTTCAGTGACTTCTTTAACAATCGGATTCGATTCACCGAATGTAGATACTATCATTAACCTTAGACCAACTAAATCGTATCCTTTGTTTCATCAGATAGTAATGAGGTCACAAAGAATATATCCTGGTAAAGAATTTACAGAGTTTTATGATATCACAGACTGTCTGATTAGGATGGGAATACCTGAAGATTTTGTTCCGTTTAAGGATAAAAGAGAATTTAAAAAACACAAACTTCAGCAGACTATGGTTGAACAGTTAATCAACAGAACCAACGAAGAGGTTGTAGAGATAACAAGAGAAAAGATTGAAGAATTTGAGCTTTATCTTGAAGAACTTGAAAAGAATTCATTACACTTGTTAAGTGTAGATGAGTTGAGAGATTTATTCAATGCTACATACAATGTGAGGCTGTTGGTTCTGATAGCAAATGAATATCATAGAAGAAAATATGGTTGGATGTTAAGAACCAAGACGATAGAGTGGATTATCAAGAATATGGAAGATGTGTTAGAAAAATTATCTGTGTATAACAAAGAAGCATCTACTATCAAGGCTTACAAGACAAGAATAAGGAATATACTGAACAATGGAAAGAAACTGGCAAGTATGGGATATTTTCCTGATTTCTGGTACAAAGAGACTGTAAACAAATATGGATTTGTAGAGAGTTGGTAATAGAACCAACAACACAGTATTTGTATGCGTTGGTTCTGAATCGAAAAATAAGTTTATATAAAACATTCAAATAAGATGTTTTAGAGATACATATATATTAGGTAATTTTCTTTCCATCCTTATATATTTAGTATCACAGAGATACTAAATAGGGTTCTTTTATAGTATCTTTGTGATACTAAGAGTTAAAAAGTTGGTATCTTTCTGATACCAAGATTTAATCTTGGTATCAATTTGATACTCTACTATTTGGTATCAATTTGATACCGTACTATTTAGTATCTTTCTGATACTCTACTATTTGGTATCTTTCTGATACCATCGAGACGTTTTTGTCTTGACAGCGTGATAATTTTTTATGTATAATGTTGAAACAAAAAAAAATAAAAGGGATTGATATGAGAAAAAGGTATTCCTTTAGATTTGGAAATGATTTTGAAGAGTTATTAAATAAAGCTAAAAAAAGGTTATATGAAGAAAACAAACATCTATTTGGTTCATTGAATGATATAACAAAAACGAAGACTATAGAGTTTATAGTAAGAATGTATGCCAATAAAAAGATTTAGCCATGAGATTAAAGTATCCAAAATTAAAAGACACAAGAATAATTGATGGTAGATATGCTATTGGACTAATTGATCAAATTTTTGATATGAATTATGACTTACTTATTATGGATCCAATAGAAGAAAGAATATATAGATATATATTAAGAAAAACTTTAAACAGAGAGCCAAGATACAGAGAAGTGTTTATAAGACCAGAAGATTTTGAAGAAAAATTAAAAATTCCAAATATAACAAGAAAAAGAAAAATAAAATCTTTAAAAGAAAAAGGTTTCTTAACCTATAAAAAATATCCATTTAAAAAAAATAAATTTGCGACACTGTATAAAATTTGGATACCAGAAGAAATTGAACGGCGTATTGAGTTTAGCGAAGTAGAGAGAGAACCATTAAAATTAGAGAAGCATATTAAAGATGTAGATGCTTCTGAAGTATGGTTCTAAATAGAATTTTACTCTCTTTTTCGTTAAAAATCAATACCATCTTTACAAAAAAAAAGGATAAAAAATGAGAACAGTAAAACCATTACCTAAATCATTGGTTGAAGGTGCTAACATTAAAGTCTTTGATCTTAAAAAAGACAATGGAGAACCAACAAGATTTGCTATTGTTGAATTTGAAAAAGATGATGTTAGTCTTGATTTTATAACATTAAATTGTAGAAGTGATTTAGAGATTGAATCTCAATGTGCAACAAGATATCAGGATGAACTTGATAAAAAAGAAAGACAAAAATTTGGGTTATAAGGACTAGAAATGAAATATACAAAAGAGAATTATGAATATCTTTTGTCTTTAATTGATGAATTCAATCTTTATTCTTACAAAGCATTGGCTCTAAAATATAACGAACTGACTGGTTCAAAAGAATCTGAAGAAACATTAAGAGGAATGATGAACCATTTTGGGTTCTCTATGAGAAAATACAGAATCAATAAGGTTCTTGAATTGAGAAAAATAGGATTAACGAACCAACAGATAGCAGATATAGTAGGGCTTAATAAAGAAGCTGTATCAAGGATAGGATGCATGTTTGGTTCTAAAAAAATCAAAAGAAGAAAACCTGGTTTCTGGAAAGAATCAAAATTCAGAAGAAAACTAATTGAAGAAATTGAGAAGAACAACTATAACCTTAACAAGACTGGAAGAAGACTTGGAATAAAATTTTCTGAGCTTGTGAAGATATTGAAATACCACGATTTATATGATATGTGGAAAAGTAAGGCTCAATCAAGGGATGGTTCTAAAACAAGAAAATGTATTGAATATTATAAACAATATCCTTATGCAAGTCCTTATAAGATATGCGAACTTGTAGGATGTGATTATAAAGTAGCTTGGAAAGCTAAAAAAAGATTTGAAAAAGATTCACAAAGGATTTAAAAATGTTTGAAGCAATATTAACCTTTATATTACTGTCTTGGCTCTTTGTAGAGCTTATTAAATATTGGATAAGAACCAAATGTGCAGATGATAAAAAAGAACCAGAAGACAGGTGGTTCTTTTAGTGTTTAAACGTTAAAGGATTAACGTCCACAGGAAACAATAATCTCCATAAAGAGTGTCCGTATAAACTGAATTCATCGCTCATTCCATACTGATAAGGTAATGAATAAGGATTTAATGAGTTCATATAGTAATACGTATCTTTACCTAACTTCGCAAAATTTTTATCCTTATACCATTCGTCTGTTTTATTCTGTCCGTTTAAAGCATAAGAACCATAAATAGAGGCATAGAATAGAGCATTAACCATCATAAATCTCTTCCTGTGTTGGTTCATGGCCGAATAAATAATTTTAGGATAGTTCATTACCCATTTGGTATAAGGACTGATAAAATCGAAGTATCCAATGATTTGAGGCAGGTTGGTTCCGTAGTTAGGGAAACACATAATAGTTTTTTGTAGAGCCAATTCTTTACTTAAACCATTCTCAAGTCCATCATAGAATAATGCTAATTTTGGATAAAGTTCTGTTTTGTCAAATATTGAACCAAGTTTGTTTCCTACTTTTGAATCAGGTAATGCCCACCAGTTTTTAATAAACTGATATGCTTTTTCATCTTTCATAAGAGGTCTTATTGTTTTTGTAAACTCATTTTCCTGATAAGACTTAACAAGATAAGTGTCTTCTCTTATTGTGGAATAAATACCGTTTTCTATAGCATAATGGATTTTATTATTTTCAAGCTGTTTCTTTATTTGTTTGGCTTTTTCAAACTCTCCTTTTAAGTAATAGTCTGAATATTTGTCAAGAAGGTTTTTGTATTCTTCAATATCTTTTCTAATATTGTCAATGTGTTCATATATTTTTCTTGGTTCATTGGCATTTGTAACATACAGCAAATAAGAGCTTACAGCACTGTTTATGTATGAAGCAAGGTTATATGTCAGAACTACTCCTCTTAAGGCTTTTAAAGCACCTACAAGAGGTCTTATAACATTTGCATTAATAAAGTATGATAATTGTTTATCTCTTAATTTAAGAGAAGCTAAATTAATCCCTCTTGTTCCTTTAAACTGATGTTCAAATCTTCTTTGAACATAATATCTTCCATAGTCTTTAAGTTTTATCTCTACATATTTTTCCTGCTCTGTTGGTTCTAATTTTTCATAATCCTCTTTGGTTAAAAAGACTTTTTCTTTTAAAAGAATTTGTAGTTCTTGTGACCTTGCTTTTTTAGCAATTCTTGAATATTCTCTTAAATAAGCATTTCTTGTGAATTGTCTGCTGAAAGATAAATCAATCATATTATTGTGGTTACCGAATAATTTAAACCTTGCTAATTCTTCAGGGTCAAGCATATATTGGATTTTATATATGCCCTTTTTGCCTTGAACAGGTTTTACCCTCATATTCTTTGTTAAATTGATGTATGTCTTATATTTTCCTTTCCCAATGTAGTATCTATATGTCTTTTTGCCGTTAATATATACTGTTTCTCTTTTAAAAGAACCAAGTACAGGTGCTTCATATATTCCAGTTACGTTTCCTTTAGGACTGAATTCTGCAACTATGCTTTCTTGAGAACCAATTACTGCTCTTGGGTCGTCAACTGCAACAATATACATATATGATGTTTTCCCTTTTAAGTCTTTGTTTGCAATAGTTCTAAGGATAGTATATTGTTTTCCTTTTGGTTTTTTAGTCATTATCCATATTTTTCTGTCATATCTCATAAAAGACATCTCAGGATTAGCATTAAATTGTTGATTATAAAGCCCGTAGTCTTTAGAAATCTTTTCTTGAGTGTTCCAGTATTCAGCAAACTTTTTAACCGTCTCTGGCTTTTTAATGAGTAAATTCTCTATTGTTTTATTAAATGAACTTGTGTTGTTTTTAATGTAATTAGTAAATTTTCTTTTAGCTATCTCAACATCTATTATTTCATTTAAGACATCTTTGTATCCTGAAGCAAAAAGTTCTCTGGCTTTTATAATGTTTTCTTCAGAACCAACGTCCTTGTAGACGATTGATTTGATTTTATTCATTATTACTTCAGAGTTAGCAATATTCTTTTTAGCTTTTATATTTTTAAAATCTACAATATCTCTTATCCCTTTATTAATAATATCTCTTATTTTTAATAGAGCTTCATCAGATAGATATATATCTGATTTTTTGAATTCATTGTATATGTCTGAAGCTACTTTCCTTGCTATGCCCTCTGTTGGTTCTATCTTTTTAAGAAAATCTTTTAGAGAGTCTGCCTCATTAAGATATTTTGTAAGTTTGTGCAATCCGTTTACAAATGCTCTTCCAAGATGATAATCAAGCTCTTTTGCTTTTTCTATTGAATTGTCTGACTCTTTTAAAATCTCAGATTTGATTTTATCTTGAATTGATTGAGTTTTTTTAGTTAGTTCTGACTCATATCCCTTTGTTATTGAAGCTATCTGTTCAACAACTTCTTTTTGCCTGTCTATCTTAAATGATTCGAGCAACGTTAATTCATCAAGCATATTTGAGATATTTTGAAATAATTCATTTGACATAGCTCTATCTAAAAGCAAGTCAGTCTTTAAGTATGCTTCAAATTTTTTGTTTTTAATGCCTTGATAAGCAAGTTTAATATGTCCGTTTATGTTTATAACTTTCTCAAGATTTCTTTGAAGGTTGTCTATTAAGAATAGAGCTTCTTTGTATGGTTCTGCTTCATTATCTGCTATTTTCTTTGATGATTCATCAAGCAAGTCATATAGGTCTTGTTTTTCTTTTATTGTTTCTTTTAGTTTTGTTTTTAGTTTTGATAGCAAATCAATAGGATTTGATTTTATATTTAGGTTTTCTCTTATAGCTTTGTTGTTTTTGATTATTTCATTACCGAATAGTTTTTCAAATATGTAAGATATTTTTTCCTCATTATCAAGCGTTTTAAATCTTTCGGAGTTAAGCATACTATATAGTTCCTCAACGTATTTTTTTGTCTTTGCATTTTTCATTAAAGAACCAACGATAGGTTTTAATTCTTTTGAGATTAAATCTATTCTTTCAAGTTTGTAGATATCAGGATAATGTTTCATATCTTTTGTAACTATGTGCAATAGTTCGTGAGTTATTGTCTCTACGTATTTTGTTGGTTCTTTTATATTTCCGTTCTCATCAAAGAATTTTGTTGAGATAATTATTTCACTTTCTGTTGCTTTACCATTCTCGCTTATCTCTCTTACTTTAAAATCTACAAATCTGTGTGGGTTGGTTCCAAAATTTGTTTCTTTTGTTAATTTCGTGTCAGAACCAACGGAGATTTTAGTAGTGATTCTTTCTTCTAAATCATTGATGTTTTTTATGTCAAAGTCTTTTTTTATTTGCTTGAGTTCTTCTGTTGGTTCTTCAAACTTGATAGTTTTTTCCAACTTATATAATTCAGAAGATATCCTTTCTATTTCTTCATTAATTTTATTTAATCCTTTTTCATCAAGAGTAAATCTAAAATCTTGTTTATTTTTTATTTCTTCAGTGCCTTCTAAATGATTTATTAACTGTTCTCTTTCTTTAGTTAGTTTATTATACTCGTCTTTAAGAACCTTAATTCGTCTTTTTACTTCTTCATTATATCTTTGTTTATCAGTATTAAGCAATTCTTTTACTTTGTTAAAGTCTTTTTTTAATCTTCTAATAAAGAAAAGTTCAGGATATTCTTTTATCAGTTCTTTTAATGTTTGTTTCTCAACGGTTGGTTCTGAGCCGTATAGAATATCATCTAATAATTCTTTTTCAGCATTGAGTTCTTCTAATTTTTCTTTGTTTGATTTTGCTGTTTTTATATCCTCTTCAAAATCAGAACCAACGAGCTCTTCTTTTGATTTGTTTTTATCTGTATATTTTTCAAGTTCTTTAATTCTATAATCAATAGAATCCAATCTCTCTTTTAGAAGGTTTTTAAATAACTGATATCGTTCTTTTCCATTCTTTGTATTTTTTTCTTTATAGATTTTCTCAATATCAAAGTTTTTATGTTTTTCTGTTAAGTTGTTTTTATATTTTTTTAAGTAATTTTCTACAAGATGTTTCTCATATCCATCTTTTGCTTCTTGTAATGTTTTAGTTTTTAGACTTTTTCTTATATTATTTAATTCTTTTTGTGTTATTCTGTCTAAAAGATGTCTAATAAGTAAAAGATTCTCTCTTCTTTTTATGAGAATATGCCCCATCTCCATTCTTGTTGCTCTTGGGATACTTAACCATTTTTTTTCGTGCTTATCAAAAATTTTTCTGATATTATCCATATTATATTTTTCCAGCAGTTTATCTACTCTTTCTTTAAGGAAATCTATTTCTTCAATTTTTTCATTTATGTTTTTTCTTTTATATTTTTTGTAATTTGGTTTTGAGTTGAATATTTTATTGATCACATTAGTATTAAACAGTTCATCAAGTTCTTTGATTCCTGTTTTTATTTTTTCTTTATACAAACTTCCATATAACATATCATTAATTGTTGTGAACACTTCATCAGATTCTCTATGAGAATATGTTTCCGTATCTCTTCCGTTTTCTATGATTAATTCGTCTTTTTCAGAACCAATTAATTCTTTTCTTAAATCAAATCTTTTAGATGTTTGTTTAGCTTTAAACTCTTTTGTGTTTTGTTTTGAAGCATATTGTTTTTTAATGTCAGAGAATAGTTCAGGTTTTAATGATATGTCTAAATTAAACCTGTTACCTTTGTAGTTATACTCAAACTCTTTTGTTTTAGAACCTTTTTTTGATTCCTCAAGATGAATGTTCATAAATTCTTCTGGGTTGGTTCTTAATTTCTCTTGTATATGAGAAACCAATTCATCGTAAGAATCAAAACCTGTATCTTCTTTAAATTTATCAGGGTCAGTTTCATATAGTGTTCTAAATGAAGACAGTTCTTCGTTTAATTTGTTGTCGATAGCCCTATTAATAAATTCTTCAGATGTTGGTGGTCTTCCTGATCTTGAGGTGTTGGTTCTGTCAAGTCTTGAGAAAATATTATTTTTAGCTTCATCCTTAATTACGTCAATATCTTCTTTTATGTGAGAAGAACCAGTACCGTATGTAGATTCAGCTTCATAGTTTTCTGTTGGTTCTGACTGCTTTTTAGGTGAAAAGTCACTGTTTATCATATCGTCTAATAAATCATCATAAGTATAATCTTTAAACTCATTATGGTCTTTTATTGCTTCGATAGTGTTTTCAAATTCACCTTTTGAGTTAATATTATATTTCTCTCTGAATAGTTTTTTTACGTTATTAGGGAGATTGCCATACACAACTGTTGGTTCTGTTTCAGATATTTTAGTATCAACAATGTTTTTAAAGTTTTCGTTGTTTTGAATAGCATCTATATATTCTTTTTGTGCATCATCGATAATCCAGTCAAGGTCTTCACTTTTTTTGGCATTTTCTGGTGTTGGCTCTGTTTTTTCAAAATCTTCATCTTTAAGTGTTGTCGGTTTAACTAGTCTTTCAGAACCAAGTTTCTTGATAAATATTCTTTTGTTTTTAATGTTAGAATCTTTTATATTTATGTATATATTATCATCGTCAAAGTATCCTTTAATATCTCCTAATTTGTTTGTTGATTTGCCAAATAGTAATTGGTTCTGTGAGTTTCCAGTAAGTCTGAATTTTAATTTATCACCTTGTTTTTCAAGAATCAACAGAGGATATTTAGCAGATATATCTTTTAATGATTCTCTTGTCAATGGTTCATTGGAAACTACTTTTCCATTGGCATCTTTTAATATAAAACCATTATCTGACTTTTCAGCTATGTATCCATTTTTTTCTTTTATATATCTGAATAATAAAACAGGAGCTTTAATGTTATACTCTTGAGGAATAGATATTTTTGCATAATCACCCTCTTTGGAAATATCTTTTAAAACATTTTTTATTTTAACATTATTTTTAATATTTATTCCGGTTGTGATTAATCCATCTATTAGTGCACCAAAAGCTAAATTCCAGCCAAATATCTCAGCCATTTCTTTTCTTGTAGGAATATGAATATTTCCTTTTTTATCCATTGTTGATTCTAATCCAGTTTGGTTTAAAGTAATTGGAAGAGCCGCACCTGCTTGAGAAGATGCAGAAGTAACCAATGTTTCTTTAAGGGATTTTCTTTCAAACAGATTTGTTACAACTTTTTTTGTTGCAAAATTTTTTAAAGCTCTATCTCCGAATTTTTCAAAAGCCTTACTTGCTACAAGTTTTGCAAGAGAAGCACCTTTTAATGGGAAATATAATGTACTAGCTACATTTATAGCTCCAGTAATTCCATTATCTTCTAATTTTCTTGTTACAGGATTAAACGATGATTGTTCTAACGCTCTTTTGAGGGCAGTATCATCTCCAGTAATAGCATAATGTAAAGATAATGCAGGAAGCGTAATAGCTTCGTCAACACCTTGTTTTATTTCATGGGTAATGGAACCATAACCTTCGATGTTTGCATTGTGTTTTTCAACCTGTTCTGCTACTTGTTCTCCATAAGTGTGTTCTAAATTTGTTCCTTCCTGTTTAAGGGAATTAAATAAACCTATCATTTCATTTATATCCATTAGCTATCCTTTTATTCGTTAGTCCATTTGTTTATTCCATTTAGATATTTTTTATTAAATATTTCTGCTGATTCCAACTTAGAATCTTTAATTACATCTTTAAGTTTTGGAAGAAAAACGTCTGTAACAAAAACATCGATAATATCTTCTCCTTTTACTTTTATTGTTACAGGTTTTCCGTAAACTAATACAGGTAGTTCATAATCTTTATTTAATTCAATATCTTCGGTTGAAAGTATTTGTTTTATTTTCTTCATCGTTGGATCTGTGTTTATATTTTCTTTGTATGATTTTATTTTTCCAAGATCACCAAGAGTCATCCTTTCTTCAATTGGATTAGGTGCTCGTTGGTACTTTGTTAAATATGCTCCTCGTTGGTACTCTGTTAAATGTACTTTAGGTTTATATTCTGGTAAATCTATTTTATTTACAATTATTTTGGCTAACGAATCAGGAATATCATACCATGCAATTTGCCATTTTCTTTTTAATGAATCATAAAAATTGTTATCACTAAATGCCTTTGCTCTTTCTAATGCTAAAGCTATATTATAATCTCTATATCCATTTCCATATACTTCTTCATGACCATCTTTGGAGATTTTTTTATATTTTTCTTTGGATAATTCTTTAATTGTTTGATATAAAGCTGTTCTCATTGATGAATAAGTTACTGGAGTTCCATCTACATCATAAGAATTCCATCCAATCCAGTGGAATCCATCTTCAAATGCTTTTGAAACCCATCCTTGATCATTAAGCATTCTATATATATGTTCAATGTTTTCATTTGTATAGTTTGAAAGAATATATGTTGATTTTACAGGAAGTCCTAATCTGCTTGAAACTTCATCTAATACTTTCGGATTGTTAAATTGATTAGCTATCTTTAATCCGAATTTATATTTATCAATGTCGCTTATTCCCGGATAGTTTCCTATTTTATCTGCAAGGTCAATGTATGCAGTAGCAATAAAAGTTTTTCTTGCTTTATCATCTTTAATATGTTTTGCAAGACTGTTGATTGTATTTTGTGTTTTTGGAAGAACGTTTGCTATTCCACCTGTATCAAAATTTAGATTATCTGATAAATTTTTGTATAGGTGAATTAAGAATGTTTGCTGTGTTGATTCTGGCATGTCTTTTAATACTTTTTTAAGATTGCCTTCTATTACTTTTCCACTGTTGTCTACAAGAGTAATTGGTTCTCCATTTTTTGTTACATATGCAGAGTTATTATATGTTTCTATATCTGGTATTTGTTGATTAAATACTGATGGAACGTTTGTAACATTTAAATTAATTGTTTTGTAACCGTTTGTGTTGCTACCTGTATTAGAACCAACAGGGTG